CCAGCATACTCGCCGTGAGCGAAGCTGATGGTGTCGATGAGGGTCCTGAGCCCGAGGAGACCGAGCCCGAGGAGACCGAGCCCGAGGAGACCGAGCCCGAGGAGACCGAGCCCGAGGAGACCGAGCCCGAGGAGACCGAGCCCGAGGAGACCGAGCCCGACGAGGATGGGTCCGGTATCGACCTCGGCACGATGGATGCTCACTCGGCCGAAGCACTGGTTGGCAAAACCACGGACCTCGAAACGCTCAAGCGCTTCGAGACACAGGAGAGCGGGCGTCGCGGCGGCAAGCGTGTCGGCGTGTCCGGCATCCTCGAAACCCAACTGGCTGCCGCCAACAAGGAGTAGACCATGTCCGCCCTGACGACCCTCGAAAGGATCAAGCTGACTGCGAAGGACGACGCCAGCATACAAGCGCTGGACGCCTCGGACCCGGCAGTCCTCATGATCCTCGACGACGTGGACCTTGCGGTCCAGGAGTCAATCTTCGGGTCGTACACCGAGCTGGCGCAACGGTACCTGGCCACCCACTTCCTGAGCCTACAGTCTCAGCCGGTGGGTGGCCGCGGTCCTCTCAGCAGCTACTCAATCGGCGGTATCAGTAGGACCTTCACGCTGCCGTACATCAACCAGAAGACGGTGCTCGGCTCAACCCAGTACGGTCTGATGTTTATGGAGATACGGGACATGTGCATTGTCCCATACGCTACGGTCCTAACAGGCGGACTGGGGATATAATGGCTGGACCGATCATATCAATAGCGGTTGACGTCACAGACAGCGACCCCGGCTTTGAAGAGCTGATGGACAGGCTCACCGACCAGGCCTCGCACGTGGACATCGGGATCCACCCCGTCAGCGGCGAAGAGATGGTTATCATCGCGGGCGTGCACGAGTTCGGCACATCCGAGGCAGGTGCGAACCACGACATAGACATACCCGCACGGCCGTTCATCCGCAGCACAGTCGACGAGAACCGAGGCAGGTACGAGACACAGGTACAGCGGGAATGGAACGCAGTACTCGAAGGGAGACGCTCGATAGCTCAGTCACTGGGTCTGCTAGGACTAATGGTCGAGACGGACATACGCAGGAAGATACGGAGCCTCAAGACTCCACCCAATGCCCAGTCCACCATCGATGCGAAGGGCAGTGACAACCCGCTGATCGACACGGGTGCCATGCTCAACTCAGTGCGGTACGCGGTAAAGGACAAGAAAGACGGGGTGCTCTCCATGAGCGACGAGGGCTCAGCAAACTTTGAAGGCGGTAAACGCAGCAAACAAAAATAAGAGGGCTACGTGGCCAGAAACAAGAACAGAGACGACGCAGTGGTCGAGGACAGGCCGACAAGCGTGGAGGACATGACTGTCGAGCAGCTTGTCCTCGAAGCACACACTCGGCTCACGACCAGAGAAGTCGACAGCAGCGTCAGCCACATCGCCGAGCGACTGGCGGCTGGCAAGCTGAACTCGGCACTCGTGCTGCTGCGGGTAGGCAGCAAGACATGACGGAGATCCTCGATACCATACGCGAGGTGTCTACGATCCTGACCGTCAACAGGGCCACGACGCAGACCGTGGTCCGCGGGCACGTCATCGAGGGCAGGGTGGCAGTGCTGAGTGTCGAAGGGCACATGCAGCCCATGGACGACAGGCAGCTTCGCTACCTGCCTGAGGGCATGAACACGCTCGAGCGTCACACCATCTGGTCTCTGCAGGAGATTGTCGTCGATGACCTCGTGGATGACGGGTCCGCTCCAACCATCAGGGTGGATAGAGTCAAGCACTGGAAGGAAGGTCCGTACTGGCATGCACAGGGCGGTAAGACAAACGACGTCCTCTTGAGGACAGAGGCTTATGAGCTATTCGGTGACGCCACATTGCCCATGCCTGTAGGTGCAGGCGTCATGGCACATCCATAAAGCAGTACCTTCAAAGGATAAGGCAATGAGCAAAATCATCATGATGCGAAATGATGCGGGTGGCGAAGGTTCACGTGGTGGAAAGATCATTGGCCACACATCAGGTGGAAAGCCAGTCTATGCGTCAGCTGGTCATGCTTCGCATGGGTCTTTTAGTGCTAAGGACCATCGTGAAGCAGCGCAGCTTCATAGAGGAAAGCTTTCCGATCTTGTGGTTAGCGGCAAAGGCGAGTCACCTGCAGCTGAGCGACATAGAAAACAAAGGGACTTGCATCATGCATCTTCAGACAAAATACCAAGCACAGTGAAAAAGCAGCATGTGAAAAAGCACACAGAGGCTCTCAAAAAAGAAGTTGCGGGTATGAAGTTATCAAGAGAAAAAGGTGCAATGGGTAATGCTTTAGATCGTGTCGCAAAGGAAGGTCACGACCCAGGTGCACTTGAGAAGCACATCAAAGAAACTGAAAACAAGCCTCTTTCAAGAGAAAGAGGGCACACTCTCACGGTGCTGCAAAAACTTAAACGCAAGCTGCAAGGAGAGTAGAGTAGCGATGACCATCACCAACGTCACCGACTACAAGGCTTTCGAGCAGGCACTCATCAGCTGGCTCGAGGGAACGGCCGGACTCGAGACAGGGAGCGTCAGGTTCCTGAACCAGGCGTCTGTCCGACCGCCGTTGCCCTACGGCACACTGCAGATCGTGTCGGACGGCAGACTTGAAGGACACGACTCCGAGGAGTTTGTACGCAACACGTCTACAGAGGCACTGGACGCGGTACTGTCCGGACCCAGGCGCATGACGATACAGGTCACGCTCTACACCGAACGTGGCCGCGAGGACATCGAGGGCAGGTCGGCGCGAGAACGCCTCAACGGCGCGCTGACTGCACTGCGTCACACCTCTGTGAGAGAGAGCCTCCGAGCTGCGGGCTTGGCCTATCTGCAGACGCTCAGTGCGCCTACGGCTGACGACGACCAGACGGGTGACAGGTGGGAACGACGCATGCGAGCGGACGTTGAGTTTGGGTATGCCGCTGCTTCGACCGAGACAAGCGGAGCGGGCTGGATAGAGACTGTATCGCCAATCACCGAGGAAGACGGCACCCTCATTATACAATCATAGGAGCAGCGACATGAGCACACCCATTACCGAATACGTCTCCGTCTCCGTGGCGGTCGCTGACCGGCTGGTGCAGGCCATCGACTTTGGTGTACCAGCGATCTACGACGTTTTTACGTTGCCCGCATCGTGGGCCACGGGTCAGCGGTCAAAAAGCTACGCCACCCTGGCTGCAGTGGCGGTTGACTTCGCGACGACGACCAAGGTATACAAGGCGGCGCAGGCGGTCTTCACGGCCGACTCCGCGTATCCAGCTCCGTCCACCGTCAAGGTGCTACGCGAGGACTCGGGCGACGCGAACATCACCGCAGCCCTGGATGCCATCGAGCTGCTCGACCCCGACTGGTATGCGCTCGTCGCGGCCAACCGTGCCGAGGCGGACATCCTCGAGATCGCGGCCTGGATCGCGGCGGCGACCAACCCGCACGTCTACTTCGCATGCAGCGAGGACGCAGGGGTCATCGACAGCGGGACGACCGACGACGTGCTGTCCGACCTGCAGACCCTGGCGTACGGTCGGATCGGGTACATGTGGCACCAGAACGGTGGTGTGGACACGACCGGTACCGCGATCGCCGTGTCGTCCCTGGTCGCCACCGTGACCGAGGCCTCGCACGGCCTGCGCGTGGGCGACGAGGTGACCGTGTCCGGCGCAACGCCCACCGAGCTCAACGGTAACGTGGTGGTTGCCACCGTGCCCACGGACGGCACCTGGACCTACGTCACCACGGCGACTGACGGCTCGGCGACTGGCACCATCGACTACTTCGCCCGGTACAAGTTCCCCGAGGCACGCATGGTCGGCATGGGCATTCCGACGGTCGCCGGCAAGATCACCTGGTTCGGCAAGGTCCTCGTAGGCCAGACGCCCACCACGACCGACCTGCTCAACCTGACGCAGCAGCGAACCGTCAAGAGCAAGGGCGGCAACATCTACACGAGCATCGGCGGTCTCGGTGCCGTACAGACCGGACAGATGGTGTCCGGCCGGTTCATCGATACCCAAATCGGGATCGACTGGATAGCGGTACGGCTAGCCGAACAGATCAACCAGCGCCTGCTGTCCACGGCCAAGGTGCCCTACACCGATGCCGGTATCGCTGTGCTGCGGGCTGACATCACTTCGGTACTGCAGCGCGGTCAGGTCAACGGCCTGCTCGCCGATCGACTTACCAACGACACCCAGGGCCGAGCGTGGATCATCGAGATACCGGCGCTCGACGATATTTCTTTGGAAAACCGTGCGGCACGTATCCTGCCCGACGTCACCGTCACGGTGCGCTTCGCTGGTGCGGTGCACAACGTCGTCATCGCCGTCAACGTTGGACTATAGACCATGACGACTCGCGTCTCAACGTATGATCCGGCCCTAGTGGTCGTGTCCGTGGGTGGCAACGTCATCACCGGCTTCGTAGCTGGCACGATGGTGGAGCATCGCATGGATCAGGACTTTACACGAGACGCGGAAGGTGTAGACGGAGAGCCAGCACGCTGGAGACGCAACAATCCCTTCAGCGCACTGACACTCCACCTACGGCCGTCGTCTAACAGTAATTTTGTCATGTCCACGATGTTCAATGTGGACAGACTGACTATGGCGGGCTTGCTGCCGGTGCTCGTAGAAGACCGCAGTGGTGGTGGTACGCCAACACGACTGCTGGCTGGTAACGCTTGGGTTCAACGCATGCCTGATCTTACGTGGTCAGATGTACCGGCACCAAGAGCTTGGACACTGCGCATGATAAATGTCGTCCACGATGTGCAAGGCTACGAGGAAACAGTCTAACACAGAGGAGCAATCAAATGGCCGTAGACCTAAAGACCTATGACCCCGCCCAGGTGCAGGTCAGTATCGGCGGAGCAATCATCACGGGCTATGAGCCTGGCACCTTCATCTCCGTTGCACGGAGCGTCAACAACTTCGATTACTCGGTGGGTCCTGATGGCAATGAAGGCATCCGGGCCAAACGGAATGACCGCTCGGCGCTGCTGACCCTCACACTGCGACAAACTGCAGCTGCCATGGCCCTACTCTCCAACTTGGCGAACAGGGACGAGGTATCCAGCGATGGCGTTGTACCAGTCGAGGTCACCGAGATCGGTACCGAAAACCGCATCACCGGTGGCAAAGGCTGGATCGAAAAGCCACCCGACGTCAACTACGCAGAGACGCCCCAGGGTCGAGCCTGGCGAATCAGGATTGCCGAAGCACCATTTGAGCTTGCTGGCAGTCCTTCGGTGGAGGCACTCCAGGGCACCCTCACCTAATTCACAATCCTTGACACGGGAGAGTCATGATTGAACAAATTGATGTAACGGTGGGCGACGAAACCATGCGGATCACGTCGCTCCCCGCCACTCAGGCGCTCCAACTCTTGGCGCAGCTCACAAAGGTCGTAGGCGGCATCGGCGATGGCATAGCCGACATCGCGACGAAGGCAAGTGAAGTCGGCGAGTCCATGCACGCAGGTCGTATGGTACAGGGACTGCTTGCTAAAATCGACGCAGAAGAAGCTCCCAAGCTAATCAAAGCAGTCCTGAAGGATTCCCTGGTCTTACCCAATTTCGAGGGCAAAGACGCGGAGGCTCGGTTCAGTACCTGGTACGAGGACAGGTTCAGTGGCAGTGACATGCCCGACCTGGTCACGCTACTCAGTGCGATCTTTATCCACAACTACGGTGACCCGGTAGTCTGGATAAAAAAGGGTATGGCACGGGCGATGGAAGCTGGTTTGTTGATTCCGTCCGTGCCGTCCTCGACGGAGACGAAAGAGGATCAGCCTACAGCGGACTGATCCTAAGACCCGTGAGGGCACGATTGTGTACTCTGGTTGAGGCACAACGTGACCTCACGCTCTTCGATCTACTGACGCTCAACGACGCGGTGTAAAGCAATGACCGTACTCCGAGACTTAGTTACTAGGTTGTCATTTAAGGCGGATACGTCCGTGCTTAAAACGGTCGACCAGTCGCTCATGGGCATGGCCGGTAGTATCAAGGCTCTCGCTGGGACAGCTATCTCGGGCTGGGCTGTCAAGACAGGCACGCATCTTGAAGTGATGACGAAGCAGCTTGGCGTCTTGGCTCAGGACGGACTTGATCCCATAACCAAAAAGATCGAGGAGCTGAGTGGCAAGGGCTCAATTTTTTCAATAGAAGAACTCACACGCTCAGCAGTTGCCCTGCAGAAGATGGGCTTCAGCAGCAGAGAGACCGCAGAACTCTTGGAGGAAGGCAGCCTAGCAGCTCTTAGGGCAGACGGCAATTTCGAACAGGTTACACAGCGTCTGGGCCAAGCTATCATGGGCGGCGGGATGCCAGCGCTACTTCGGGACCTCAACCTGTTCGATAAGAACACAGAGCTCTTCTTCAAACGCGTTGAGACCAAGATTGCCTCGGGTGCAGGTGTGCTGTCACCTGAAGCCATAAGGACACTCGGCGAAGACCTGATGCGTGAAGTCTTCGCGGCCAAGCGCAAGGTCCTAGAAGGTGAACGTGCCCTACTGTCTGACACCCCCGGCTTAGTGATCGCCGCGCAAGCTGAAGACCTGTGGAATGAATTCGCTCTGCAGACGACCAAGGGCCTTAAGCCAGCTCTTAAGGTGGTTTCGGACTTTATGACTGAGGTCTCCGGGGCATTAAGAGAGTGGGAAGGCTTTGCTGGCACGACCCAAGAAGTCATCGGCTCTATCGAAAAGCTATTCAAGGGGGAAATAACTCCGGGCTCGCTCAAGGGCCTGACTATAGGTGGCCTTCTGATGTTCATGTGGACAAAAAATCCCATATGGCTTGGTGTTGCAGCTGGCACCGGTATTGCCTCAGGACTGGGTACACTTGGTGAGTTCTTCTTCGACAAAGATAGGGCAGCGCAGGAAGACTTCAACATGATCCTTGAGGGTAGAGGCGGACCGCAAGGGCCAACAGAACTCAGGTCACGCGGTGGCACTGAGGTAACACGGGTTATTGAGGACTTCAAAGACTTCCTCGAGTCCTGGCGCAGGGAAATATTCGGATCACCCGATGACCAACGTACTGGCCGCCTAAGCGAGTCACCCGGTGACTTGCGGGCAGGTGGTATTGGCATGAACTGGCGGGGTGACCTGCATATCAATGTCAATCCAGTACCTGGCATGAACCAGGAAGAACTGGTTGGAGCCATATGGAACAAGTGGCAGGACAGCATCAACCGCATGACTAACGATCAGGCACCAGGCCTTGAGGCCTCTAACCTCGTAGGGTAGAACAGCATGCCGACCTTTCAGTCCTTAGGTGTACCGATCGTGCTGCTGTCCAGCATAGGTGACGTGTTCATAGACCTCATGGAGGAGGTCTCAGTCACACTCAACTCCAGAGTGTCAGAGCACCCGTCAGAGACCGGACACAACATGTCCGACAATATCGTCAACCTGCCAGCGCAGATCAGCATGTCTGGTAGGTTCGTCGACAATGCACTGCCGGTAGCGGGAAACCTGCTGTCTTTCGTGGACCCAGCTGTCGGCGCCTTGACCTCAGTCGCAGCCCTGGCAGTAGCGGTAGCAACCGTCGGACAGCCAACCCGCTCAGCGCAGTTGTGGGAAGATCTACAGCAGCTTAGAAACCGCAAGGAGCGAATTACCGTAGTCATACAGCAAGGCGCATACGAGAACATGGTTGTAAAGTCCCTCATCGGGCCGCGCAGTCCAGGCGACGGCGGCTCGCAACGGTTCAGGATCGAGCTCGCAGAAATAGTGACGACCTTTACCTTCATCGCGAATGACCAAGAAGCTCTGGCCTCAGACTTCGCGCACACCGGTGGTCCGGTCAACGATCTTGGCGTGCAGGGTACGCCGACGGTGCCATGATGGCTACACTACGCATACCCGTGCGCAACGGCGTGTTCCCGTACCGTATGACCATAGAGCTGGACGGAGCGCTCTATGGCCTACTGCTACGATGGAACGCACGGGACGACCACTGGTACCTGGACCTAGAGCAGGCACGGACGATCGTGCTCGCAGGCATCAAGGTCGTGAACTCTGCAGACCTGCTCGCGCAGTTCGGACACATGCAGGTAGACGGACGAATACCGCCCGGCACATTTCGGGTGGTCGACACCGTAGAGAGCACCGAACGAGACCCCGACACTGTAACGCTGGGTGCCGAGGTCCTCCTGCTATACGACGAGGCGGCATAACATGTCCGAGCGATTCCTAAGACGATGCTACGTGACTGTCCTCGAGATAACGGGCGGAGCCAAGACCGTCATAAAGCAGGTTACAGGCTACGTCGAGCAGCCCACGCCTACCGGACTGCGCATCGACTTCAGCGTCAACAAGGCACTGACAGACCAGGCTGACCGAGCCACCATCCGCATCTACAACCTAGCTCCAGAGTCTCGTGCTGCACTGGCTCAACGCAACATACACTTCACCCTCGGTGCTCGTCGCCGCGTAGTCCAGCTGTCCGCCGGGTACGCAAGCGACGAACGACTCGCAGCCCTGTTCAATGGCGGTGTGGAGAAGGTGACAAACACAAAACGCGGCCCTGACTGGATCACAGAGATAACGGGCTCCGCAGCGCTCAACCAGATGTGGAACAACACGCACGACGAGCACTGGGGTAGCAGGGCTGGAACGCCTGCGAGCACGGTGCTGAATCGCCTAGCAGATGTTGGCAAACTTGGTATGCCGAAACTCAGCACCGAGGCAGCTGGAGTGCTGAACGGCACAAAGCTCGGATCCTTCACAGCATCAGGTACTGCATACGATTCCATCCGTCGCCTAATACGTGGCCTTGGCCTTACGTTCACTGTGGACGTTGATGGTTTTAGGGTAACCAAAGGGATAAATCCAACTACGACCGATCCGATACTAGCAGTGAATGAGCTATCGGGTATGATAGGTACCCCGCAAGTAGGTGACGTTGGTGTAGATTTCCGCACATTGCTTGATCCAAGACTTATACCGGGTCAGCTTGTCCGCATCACTTCTGATACACTTGCCGAGTCCACGCCAGGACTTGGTAACTTATTCACAACGTGGACCGTTGACATCACAGGTGACACGCACGAAGATGAGTGGTACATGGACGTCAACGCTTTGTTCTATCCGGCTGTGGAGCCTAAGGTCGAGCTTGTAGGATTGTCACCAGCAATTGAGCCTGAAGTCAAAGCTCAAGGTCGTGGCATATGAGCGATACGAGCACAGTCCTAACTGGCGATTCAAGTTTGTCGAAAGCCATTCGTATAGCACAGGAAAACTTGTCGCTGAGGATCCGTGTAGCCCTTCCCGGCAAAGTAGAGGCCTACGATGCAACCACGCATCTAGCAACGATAAAACCACTCATAAGACGTAAGCGTACCGGCGAGGCAGCAAAGAGCCTTGCATCTTTGAGCCGCGTGCCGATCATACATCCACGCACGAGTGCAGGTGCTTTGTTCTTGCCCATTGCAGTCGGTGACCTAGTTACCCTGTTATTCAGCGACCGTGCTTTAGACCGATGGAAAGCGGGAACGGGACAAGAGACTACCCCAGATGATCCGAGAGCTCATGACCTCTCTGACTGCTGGGCCATTCCAGGCGGCTATCCTGAAGGCATGGTACCCGAGCAGCGCTTTCCGGGTGCCATGGAAGTATGGCTAAAGGAAGGCACAAGGTTTGCAGTAAGCAATGGCACAGAAGAACTGGTGTCTTTGCTCTATGACCTTGTGACTTACATAGAGACGCAGATAACGTTCTCGAATGCCGGTGGACCTACAGGGCCACCTACCAATGCAAGTTTACTGACAGAACTCAAAGCCAAACTCGAAGCATTCAAGGCGGACTGAAATGCCACTCTCAGCAGGACGTACAACAGCAATTGACGCGGTCAAAGCAGCATTCACAGCGGCAAATGCGGAGACCGATCCAGCGCAAAAAGATGCAGTACAAACAGACATTGCCACTGAAATCGTAGATGCAATTATCACCCTCATCACCGCCAATCTAAGTGTGGCAGGGACGACTACTGGTGGTGCCCCAGATAGCGAACATGCTTACGGACCTTCTGTTGTTACATAAAAAGGTTTGACAATATGTTATACGAAAATCCAACATCACACGACCTTGAGTTACTTAATGGCTCACTTCGCCTTGCTGACGGTGTTGGTGAGGAGGCGTCTCAAAGAGTACTTGCAAGGCTGCTGACCGTGCTCGGCGAATGGTTCATGGACACAGCCTTCGGCTTGGATTACCGTGGTAAGATATGGGATAAGCGTACGCCGACTCAAGTACGTGACGCGCACATTCAACGACAGGCACTGCTAGGAGCGGGTGACGGATCGAGTCTAACGTCGTATGATGCATCTATAGACACCGTTATGCGGACTCTATCCGTAGACCTTGACGTGAAGATTGGAACTGGAGAAGTAGTCTCCATATCAATATCGACAGGAGTATGAAATGGGAACCGGACTTTTAACTGCTACAGGTTTCGATCCTAAGCGGCTTGAAGACGTTATAGCTGGTCTGCAAGTATCAATGCGTACTGAGTTCGGTCAGTCATTAAACTTAGGAGATGACACACCAGAAGGCAAGTTCGTCGATACCCTTAGTGCAGCTCTCACCGAGTTATGGGAACGCCTGGAAGCTGTAGACCAGTCGCAGTATCCTGCTGGAGCCAGCGGGGTTAGCCTGGACCGCGTGGCTGAGCTTACCGGCATCAGTCGTCGAGACGCCATACGCAGCACCGGTACAGCCTACCTGCGAGGCACAGGTGCAACGGTACCCACAGCCTCGGTTGTGGAAGTTATTGATACTGGCGACCAGTTTCGCACCGTTGCCGAAGCAATCATACCGGCAGGTGGTGCCATTGCCCTCAGTGCAGGTACAGCAGACATTGCTATCACAACCATCACTCGTGTAGGCACTGTGGCTAGTGTCACTACCACAGCACCGCATGGCCAACTTGCGGGTGCTGTGGTAACTATCAGTGGTGCGAATGAAACGCCATATAATGTAACAGCCATAATTGAGAATGTTGGGGCTAGTTCATTCGACTACAACATGGTTAGCGACCCAGGTGGTAGCGCTACTGGCACTTTAGTATATCAAGAACCCGCCTTAGCGGCAGATCATATTGTACTAGGTAATGTGACAGCACGTAGTACAGCAGCGCACGGGTTGACCACAGGTGATTATGCATTTATCTATGACGCCACTGAGGCCAACTACAATGGTGTGTTTCCAGTCACAGTCATAGACACGACCCATTTCACCTATGCCCCACTCCTAGCCGTGACCTCTACACCGGCCACAGGTACGTCTGTGGCAGCAGTAGCGACCCCGGTGGTGGTGGAGGCTGTGCTCACAGGACCTATACAGGCACTTGCTGGTACGCTGACTGAGATCGTAACGCCAGTCAGCGGATGGGACGGTGTGGACAGCAACGTGGCAGTCACTATAGGGGAAGATGAAGAGACCGATGCAGCATTTCGTATACGACGACTAGCAGCCTTGCAAGGCTTAGGCAACGCCACACTGGACGCTATACGGGGGGACGTGCTGTCAGTAGAGGGTGTGCTCTCTGTAACTGTATTCGAGAATGCCACAGACGTTGCTGTGAGTAGCCGACCGCCCCACAGTATTGAAGTCTTGGTTGATGGTGGAGTAGACGCCACCCTTGCGCAAGCAATATGGGACAGCAAGGCAGGAGGTATCGCCACCTTTGGTAGTGCTAATGCTGTGGCGGTAGATAGCCAAGGCAATAACCAGACCATGAGCTTTTCACGGCCAATTGGCGTGCCCATCTATCTGGACATTACCCTTACTGTAGATGCCGATTACCCTGTCGATGGGGACGCTCAAGTAGAAACGGCTGTGCTAGCATGGGCAGCAGCTTTGAGTATCGGAGACGATGTGATCGTGTACCCATACCTAGTTGGCTCCTTTACTTCTATCCCTGGAGTGCTTACCGTGGTCATTGATATTGGCATTGCCCCTGGACCAAGTGGTGACGCCAATATCGTGATTGCCGAGACCTCACGAGCAACGTTTAGTGCAGCCAATACCACTGTAACGAGTTAGACTATGCCAACAGTAAACATCACTGACCACAGCGATCGAGTCATTGCTCGACTTCCCGGCTACCAGGAGGAGGCTACCAATTGGGGCAAGCTGCTACGTGCCCTGTCGTCTGAAGTACAAGCAGTGGAAGACGCATTGAACCAACTGGAAAATGAGCGGTACTTGAGCGTGGCAATTGGCCAGCAACTAGATGACATTGGTACTATTCTGAATCTTGCTCGCGAAGGACGTTCTGATGCAGGCTATAGGTCTGCGTTGCAGGGACAAGCTAGCGCACTGGCGGGCAGTGGCGAAGGGGATCTGTTGCTGGATGGCTTTCTGTTTTTGACTGCAGCTAACAGTGTCACCATAATTGAGTACCCATTTGCCACGGCTGAGCTGGCAGCGCATGTTGACCTGGATGACTTTACAGCAGCTGAAGACACAGCAATCCTTGCAGCTATGCGGCAGATCAAGGCAGCGGGTGTGCAGCTGGTTCTACTTGTTGTGGAGGACGTTGCAGCAGAAGGACTGGCATTTATATGGGGAGACTCAGCGGACGCTGATGCTAGTGGTGATCTCACAGCGGATGCCGATCATGGCTGGGGTGACTCAGCAGATGCCAATGGTAACGGTGACATCACTCCTGGACTAGGGCAAGGTGGCAATTTTGCGAGAGTTCTAACATAGTAAAAACTGAGATTTAATATGCCGAACGAAAGCGTTAAATGGGGACGAACAGGAAGTCAGGTAGAACCCCCCGATGACAAACTGAATGCAGGTTCCAGGGCAGGGTTTCCCGAAGCAGCACAGTATACAAACTGGCTGTTTGACAGGTTTGCTGCTGGAGTTAACTTTGACCGGAAAGAGAACTGCTTATTGTACATGCCCATGTACAATGACCTTTCTATTGAGCGGGGTGTAGGTTCAGTGACTTTTGCACGATCCACCGTCGGCACCTACGTCGACCGCTACGGCGTGGTGCAGACGGCGGCGATCGACGAGCCGAGGTTCGAGAGGAACGGCCTGCTTATGGAAGGGGCAAGCACTAATCTGATTGATCGGAGTGAAGAGATTGATGATCCTTCATGGTCTAAAATTGGAACAGGCACAACCACTGCAAACACAACAGCAGCGCCAGATGGGAATACCACGGCTGACACGATAGATGATACCGATAGCGGTGGAACCTATGCCGTGAATAATACTGCTGCTGTTGCTAATGACTCTGTTGTCAGAACAGTCTCGGTATTTATGAAAGAAGGCACGGCGGTAAAATCAGCACTGCAAATCCGATATGGCGGAGGTACACCTGTCGAGCTTAATACAGATATTACTTGGGCTACTCATACTGTTAGCAACGGCTCAATAGAAGAAATCGGAGGAGGATGGTACAGAGTTCAACTCTCCTTAGCAAACAATAATTCGGGGAACACCACCCTAAATATCAAAGTATTTGCAGCGTCGCGCACCGACATCTCTGCTACAGGAACAGTATTTGTTTGGGGTGCCCAGGGTGAGGAACTACCCTTTGCCTCCAGCTACATTCCCACTACCACGGCGGCGGTGACGCGGACGGCGGAAAGCTGCGATCTGACCGTTGAGAACAACATCGGCTTGCAGGCTAATGCGGGGACTGTTATCTGCGATGCTGATATTCTTGGTGACCTGAGTGCAGGTTCACAGATAGCGTTTGCTGTTACCGGAGAAACTTTCAGGCGTATCATACCAGTATCAGCGGGCATTATTCTTGGTCAATGGGGACCAAATATGGTTTCCGCCGTTGCTATGACGCCTGGTATCGTGAGCCGTCTTGCTATACGCCATGACGGCAGCGGGGTGGTAGATCTATGGAACGGCGGAACACAAATAAAACAGATTTCGGGTGCTGACGTTTCGGATTCACTAGGCAGCGTCATTACTATTGGTGGTTCCGGCGGAGCAAGTCATCTTTTTGGCCATATCACCAATGTGCGCATCTACGACCGTGCCCTTTCCGACCAAGAAATGCCTGTAGCCTAAACCATAGAGGAACCATGCCTGACTTGATTGTATTCTGCCCGAACACCGCCAACCTGGTGAAAGAGCTACGGGCAAAGCATGCCAGCCGTTTGGACGAGCAGCTACCTGCATCCGTTTTGCATTCTATTGAAGGCAGATCTGAGTCAGAACAAAGTGACGCCAAAGATAAAGCATGGGCTACCGCACGAAAAGACAAGACGGTTAAGTCCACTTTCCTTGTGGACAAAACCCCCACCAAACGCAACGGTTTGGAAACCTTGTCTTTGGTGCGGG